TACCCGCTGCGCCATCGAGAAGATGTTTGGATCTGAGACAGGAATGATATCGACACGACCATCAAAGTCAGATGCCTTGATGTTCCGATCTACGCCCGGTACTTCATACGGATATTCGGGTGGCAGGTTCTCCGCAAAAATCTTTGCCAGAAGCCGAAACTCGCTTTTTTGAGCATAATGCAGGCGCTTATGAATGGCCGACATGACCTTCATGCCGCGCTCCAACATAGCCACAGTCGTACCAACCGGCATCTCTTGGCTCATGTTGCTGACCTGCTGGTCGGCAATAGATACAAAGCGGCGTCCGCCATCTACCAGTGCGCCAAGCAGTTGTGCCAGCGTACCTGACGGCTCCTTGAACGGAAGAGGAATGATTGAGTTCCTAATGTCCCCACCAGGCGCGTCAATGTCCCTAAACTCACCAGGACTGAGCGGTTCGTCATCGTTACGGATGCGTATGCCCCGTGCCTTGAAACCGGATGGCAGATTCGCCAGCGTGCCAGCATCAATTAACTGGCGAAGGATGCTAGTGGCTGCGCGTCCCAAACCGCCAATCATATGAATCAGGCCAAAGCCATAGAAGCCTAGACCAGGGAGAAACTTGTAATGAACAAAATATTGTTGCTTACGCTTCAGGACGTCATTCGCCGCATAGTTACGGCGAATCGAAAGAACCTCTCCTGACCCATGATCAAGGGTTACTATATATGGTAGCTTGATTCCGGTAGGCTCTCCATCAGGACCAGTGTCCTCAAAACCCTCCAGATCCATCTCCACATGCATCTCAAGGATCGTCAGCAAGTCATCCGTGTAACCGCGCTCAACGCCCTCAATTTCGTCAACTTTGGTCTCTACGCGGCTTGCATCTTCATCATCGGAACCAGCAATCAACTCAACATCGCGGTACATACCCATGATTTGCATCTTGCGGACAGAGTTCTCCGTCATCTGCAAAACATGCGTTACGCGGTTTGCTGTCGCTAAATCGCTAGCTGAGTACGAAACAACCAGATCTTGGGCTGGAATGAACTTGGAAACCGCCCGTCCCTTCAGATCATCAAAATAAACCTTTTTGAAAGTAGATCCAGAAAGCGGCAGGTAGAACAGCATCTGATCCGTGTCAGGATCAAACTCCTCCATGATCTCCGTAATCTGGTAGTTCATGAACTCCTTGACACGCTGCGCCTGTGACTCGCGCTCCGCATCCTTCAGGCCGATAATCTGGGTCTGCACTGGACCGCCGGCAGGAAGAAGTTCCTTATATGCCTGCGCCTGAAACTGGGTTACAGACTCGGAAATAAGCGGATGTGTTACGCCTGATGCACCCTGAAACGGTTGTGTGCGCTCCTGATACTGAATGCCCAGAAGATCTAAGCCCTTGGTGTAGCCTTCTTCCCACTCGTTTCTTGAATCCCTGTCATCCTCATACTGCTCACGCAGTTCGTTGGATATCTCACCCAAGATCCCGTCATCCAGAACCTCGGCCAAGTTTGCGTTGTGATCGTATACTTCAGCCTGTACCTCTACACCTTCGCCCATGCCCATGAGCGCCTGTACAATCGCGCCGCCCATGCCATCGTCAAGAACCTCCGCACCGCCAGCGAAATCCTCTATCTGCGGCAAATTTATTTCCATGCCTTCAGGAGCTTCAATGCCAGAATCTGTTAAACTGCCCATGGGGCGTGGAGGTATAGCCATTAGAAAACCCCTTTAAAAGTGCCGCGCCGATGAACGCGAATTACGCCACCGTTCTTGTAGCTTTTGCCTGGTAACCCGGTTCCTGGTGCTAGACCCAAGCCTAATTCATACTCATATCCCAGTCGTTCCAACTGCCGGCGCCGGTTTTGTCTAGCCTTTGGAGTATTTTTGCCACTCATTAGTAATACTCCCGTTTCCTAGGATACCAATCCTCATTATCGTTCTCGCCATCGAGTTCAATAAACCCACCTTGCCGAAAACGAATCAATGCCATCGTCATGCTATCGACAAAGTCATCATGCTCACCATTCGGAAAGGCTAAACACTCCTCTATCACCTCATCCGAAAACCTCTTCTCCGGCGCCCACACCATACCCGCCTCAAACAGCGGTGCTACCGTATGCATACGGGTTACTTTATCACGACCCTTGGCCGGTGTATAGTTCATAACAGGAATGCCTGCTCGGCGCAGTTCATCTGTCAAAGGCTGACCCGTGGCCTTCGCCTCAATGATAATCATGTCCGGCTCCCAGTATTCATACTCCTCACCAGCAACCTGTTTCAGTTCAGGAAAGTTCCAGCGCCCACGCCGCGCATCCATCAAAATGATGTTGTCCGCGCCCGTCTCCTCATTCTCAAACACACCCCATGTCGTAATCGCCGAGTAGTCCGCCGTTTCTTTCTTGCTAAACGCCGTGTCGTATGATTGAATTATATACTTGACCTCCGGAATCTCTTCCTTCTCCCACATGTTCCACCATTCTTTTTTGACAATGGCGCCCTCTTCGGCTGTCGGATTCTGCTGCCACTGCGCGTTCCACTTGCCTACAGGCAAAGAAGCCTTGACCTTCAATAGATCGTCTTTTGTCCAGAACTCCGGCCACAATGGGTTATCAGACGGCAAAATGGCAGGAAATTCCACAACCTCCCACTCGTCCGCCATAACGTCAGAACCCTGCATCTTGAGAACCTGACCCGTCAGATCCTTCATACCCCACCGCGTCATAACGATGATGATAGAACCACCAGGCTGCAAACGCTGACGAGGACCAGACGTATACCACTCAAATGCGTTGTCAAACGCCGTACTAGACAAAGCGTCCTGCTCCGAATGCGGATCGTCAATAATCAACAAGTCCGCACCACGGCCAGTCATCGCCGCGCCCACCCCTGCCGCGAAATATTCCCCGCCTGCTGAAGTCCCCCAGCGGCCTGCGGCTTTATCGTCCGCCTTCAATCCAGTGTCAGGAAACACGGTCCGATAATCAGGCGTGTCAATCAAATCACGAACCTTACGACCAAACCTGACCGCTAGCTCCGTGTTATGCGTTGCCTGAATAATCTTTAACTTAGGATTGCGACCCAAAAACCACGCCGGCATCAAATATGACGCAAACTCGGACTTACTATGACGCGGGGGCATGTTGACAATAAGACGCTTTAACTCGCCTCTTGCTACCCGCTCCAGCTTCTCCGCAATAATCCGATGATGCGTGCCCTCAATAAACCCATCATACACATGATGAACAAAGGGCATAAACTGATCCTTGGCCTTTTCGCGTACATGCAGCTTAACCTGATGCTGCTGTAAGGCCAGAATCTCCCTAGCTACTTCCTCTGGTACAGTCTCTAGATTCATTTCTTCGGCAGTTCAACAATCCCGCCTCTTGCAAAACCAAACGGATTAACCGCCGGTCCAAAGAAGCCCATGTCTGGAGCGGTAGGACGAAGTTGCGGCTGGAAAGGACTGACTGGAGTACCAAGAAGCGAGGGCGCCTCAGGCGGAGCATACTCTCTTTCGCCTAACTGGAACGGAGTCACAACATCAATAGGCATGCACTGATTAGTTGCAGGATCTAGCTCATACCCCGCTGGACACGGATCAACCTGTGTCGCTTCCTGCATCACGTTACTACCACCTTCACCACCGCCGACACCAATTCCGTCATTATCCTGACCCGTCATTCCAGTGTATGCGCCACGCTCTATAAGATCCTCAACGGTTTCCGGCGGACCATCAATAAGCTGCTGAAGACCCGTGGTTAGGCTGCCTAATATACCAAAAGGCGCAGTTCCAACCTGACCAATAGGGTTGCCCGTTGCTGGATCTAACTCATACCCATAAGGACTAGATCCTATAAACTGAGCAATATCCATCGAAAGCGGCTGATTCTCTCTTTGCTGCTGCGTAAGACCAGCCAAGTTCGTTGTAATCTGAGCGCCAGTCTGCGGGTTGGTCGCAAACTCTAAACCTACCGGAAGACCCTGATCCGTGTATCCCGTGCCAGGCGCTCCAACACCAAGAGCCGATGCTAAATCAGAACTCATGTCTCCCGGACGATTGCCTATATCAGCAAAGTCATCGTCCACCAAATCATCCAGACCAGAAAAATAACCTGCTGGCATACCATATTGAGCGTCCAACTGATCCGCAGGAGTCATCGAATAGT